TCTTCAACTGATATAAGATACAACGGCACGTTTTTGGGTACTTCAATGTACAGAGTATCGTTAATCGGTAAGCCTGTCTCAACCGTTACAGTGTCGACAAAGCCCAAGTATATAGGCTTGAATGCGTCTCTATTTTTGATTGCTACAAAGCGTCTGTTGTTTGATGTGAGCTGTGATGTGAATGTACTAATTGTGCTTGTAACGCTTGCTACAGACACTTTCCACTCAAGCGGGTTGCTTAGTGCATCTGACATACTTGCGATGTTTGCGGAGTCTGCACCGCTACCGGTAATCAGTTTTCCATTAGAATCTACTGCTATTGGCCGCCAGTTATCTATAGATTCGTCCCAACCTGATGTAGCACTGGGAAGAATTTGCGTCTCAATAGTTCGAGGATAACCTGAAGCCAACATTAAACAACCAAGAAATAAACCGATAAGAACAAAGTATTTTTTCATTTTAAAAACCCTTCTGTAATAAAGTAAGTTTGTCCGAGATTGAGGAATTGATTAGAGCGAGTTCACGGGGTGAAAGAGCTATTCTTTTAACATCGTTCTTCATAAAGTCACCTAGCTTTCTAGCATTAGTAGATAGTATTTGCATTTGGCCCATAGTCAACGGTTTCAACCGCCTTATATTTTCAATAGATTCCGTAACACCTGCGTGGTCTCCCAACACAATGTCTTGAGCCAATTCAGAAAACAGCCTGTTTGTTTTGGCTTGGAAACTTTTGTCATTGGCCAAGATATTATCCCGCTTTTCAGTTAAACCCTGATTACTGACTCTTAATAAACCTGCCTTCAAAAATGCCTGTGCAAATGGGACTCTAAGTCCTTTTTGTATCAGTCCGCTTATTGCTTCAAGTTCATTTTTAGGCGGCATATTAGCCTTATATCTTATATCATCATACGAGAATTTATACATAGGAGCAAGAGGTGATAATTCGTTATAATAAGTCTTGGCTATCTCTTTAAATAGCTCCATACCACCTTCTCTAAATGACCTCTCGGGTATAACAGACCTGTTTCTGAAATAGTCTTTTGGATTAACTCCTGACGACAACTGATACGCCTCGAATAACAATGTCAAAGCAGGGTTCATAGAAACTTCTGTAAGACTGGAGAAAGCAGAATAAGCCGAACTCATTATGCTAGTATCATACTCTGCGTTCTGTGACAGGTTTCTGAATATGGATTTAAATAGAGCTGTCATTTCATCGTGGGGGACACACCAGTAAACAGCCTTACCGTCGGGAGTCATACCAAGCGGAATGATAATACCTCTGTCCTTATCATACCCGGGAACACAATCCCAAAAATGTTTATACTCTTCACCTGCCGCACCTGAACCGACCATTAGCCCCAGCATACCTTGTTGTAAGGCAAATATGGTAGCGGGTATAATTATTTGTTTACCCAAGGCTTGCTTACTATATCGTGCCATAAACGCATCTCGATACATATCTTGCATACGTGCGTTGAAGAACATACCCAAGGTACCTGTCAGAGGGTGCCAAGCTCCTCTGTTCATAAAGAAAGGCGAACCTGCATCTCGGGATAGAACTTCATACTCGTCTTGTGAGATAACCCTGTTATCTACATAAGGCTTATAAAACCTTAAAGCAGCCATCTTGGGAACTCTTTCAAGTTTAGCATTAAGCCTAGCCATTCCTTTGGCATACACTCTGAAAGGCTGTTTAATCAAAGCCGCCACCTTTTCTTTAGTAGACATATCCATTAAGTTAGTATCATCATATCTTTGGATTTTAGGTATCCTACCAACCAGAGAAGTAAGTATATCTAATAATCCCGCCCCCTTTCTCATAGACTCTATGTCAAACTTATCTGTATATATCCTTTTGTATTCGTCCGCCATTGTTTCACCTATTGTAGATACATCAGCAGAAGGGGTTCTTCCACTGTTTATAATACCCGCTTTTAAGGCTTCAACAATTTCTGACTCCATACCTTCCTTACCGGTAAGTACTTCATACATAGCCTTAGCATACTCTTTTAGTGCCTCTATATTCTTAGCTATTATTCTTTTACCATCGGGGGCAACTATGTTCTTCATGTATGTCGAAAAGTCCCTCGATACGTTTCTAGGAAGGTAGGCTATTGAATAAGTTGTTACTAATTTCTTATAATAATCTGAAAGTCTTGTAAGAGGAGCCAGTATAACCGCAAGATTATTTGTATTGCCCCTTTCAAAAGATTCTGTAAATATCTTGGGTGCATATGCTAGATACTCTTTCCCACCATTTAAGTAAGTAATAGCCGACCAACCGGGCTTAGGTTTCGCCGAAAGTTGTCTACTCCTTATATCCGATTTATCAGATACTCGAACAGGTTTAGTTACCAATGAGCCATCACCATTATCAGCAGAACTTAAAGCCTCGACAATAGAACGCATAAGGTTATTATATTTTGAATAATAAAGCAGACCTAACCCCTTGCGTATAGAAGAACCAACTAGGTCAGAAGGCGTATCAAGCGTTCCGTGCTGTTCTCTTATAGGTTTAAAGGCTTCGCTCATAAATACCCTGTCTTGCCTTCTCTCGGCTTCCTGCCATATATAGAAGGGTATATAACTGCCATCCACGGATTGAAGTCGATTATATTCACTCTGGGATATTATACCTGAATACAGGGCCTCTTCCAAAACTTCATTGTTCCAATAGTTATCAAAATTATTAGATACTTCTTCAAAGAAATCTTTATATTTTTCAAAGTGTCCTGATTCAAGATTCTTTCTAGCCTCCTCTGGTGACATTGTAAATTCAGCTGTGAATATATCCACAGGTAGCATAGTCCTGAAAGTCTTTCCTTCGATAGTACCATCTTTGGTTTTACGGTAAGCATCGGTTTCAACAGGAACATTCTTAGTTCTACCACCGGAGGCAATCCTTTTTAAACCAAGGTAAGAATCTAAAAGTGTTGACAAGTCCTCGCCCATATCTATAGTTTCAGGATATTTATTTTGAATATCTTTTATACCCTTCTCGAATATCCTGCCTATCTCGACAACACGGGCCTCGGCAAGGGAGGCCATATTCTCTATTTTTTCTATCTCGTTAATAATAGGTATTAAATCAGCTTCTTTTAATTGTTTAAACAAAGGTAAGTTTTGGTTTATGAGCCCATAACCCAATTTGTTAAACAAACCTGCACCTATAAACCTGTTATAGACCTCTGACTCTGTTTCTACCTTTTTACTTCTCTCTGTGCGGTATTTTTCTCTAGCCTTTTTTACAGCCTCTATAATACGACCAACATTATCATCCTTGCTTTCGGCGACAAAGTATTCGTGCATAAGTTTTTTAACTTCGGGCCTGTTATCCATATAATCTTCAAACAACCTCTTAGCTGTGGGGGCTATTTCGTCTACCATATTTCCCCAAGAACCGTCAGGTCTTTTATACTGGGTTCTGTTAAAGTATGCAGAGAAAAAGTCAGCGAAATTCTCTTCGCTGTCTAGCAACCCGGCATACCGGGCAGGGTCAGCCTTCACAGCCCTAGGAGATAATCCACGTGAAAGAATACCCAGATATATCATTTCATCAACTAAGGTTGATACATCTGTAAATAGTTTGCTTTTGACTTTATTTATGTCAGGAAATTTCTTATCTTGGATTAGTTTGTTAACTTCATCTTTTGTCATACCCTTTTCAAAGTCTGATACATATATGCCTTTAAATGTAACTGGGTCGTAGTTTGAATTTAGAATATTATCAATAGTTTTCTTCCTCTTGACACTATTCCACAAATCCATTACGTCAATGGAATTAGCATTAGCTGGAAGGGTTTTTAATAGAGTTTTAAAAGTGCTCATCATATCGGTATAATCCGCACCTGCATTCTGAATAGGTTCTTTTAAAACTTTGTTATAAGAATCTGCAAAGTCAGATACAAACTTATTAAGTCTCTCGTTTTCTAATAAAAAGCTTGAATTTCCAGTGGGGGATAGATACTCCCTAAGCAAGCCCGATAACATATGCCCTGATTCGTGGGCTATTGTCCTAGCCGCTTTTTGTTTGTTGTGTAGCAACAACCAATCTAAGCCAACTTCTACAGCTACAAGTTCCCCATTTTCAGGCAAAAATTTGACAAAGCCATAAGCCTTACCTTTACCTATATTCAAATTTTTAAGTATCTTATTCTGGTCAACAGGTAGCCCAGCTTTCTCTCTATTTTTCTCTGATGCTTCTATAACGTCTAATATAAACTGAGTAACCCTCGGTATTTGTTGGCCTATGTTTTCAGATTTTAAAGACGTGTCACGCTTTCTTCGTAGCTCCCCATATTTCAAAGCTGGCATAGGAAACCACTGTAACGTTCCTTCTGCCATCTGTTTGGATTTGAGTTCTTCTTCTGTGAGTTTAGAGTCCTCTATTCTTTGTTCAGGTGTTCTCAAGTCTACTAAACCTAAATCGTTCTCTTCGTCAATCTCGTTTAAAACACCGTCTAAGAATAACTTTGTATTGTCTAGTTGCCCGTGACCTTCCATAACAGACTTTCTAACACGAGCTCTTTTTGATAATACTACTGGAATTTTAACGGTTTCGCCTTGGGTTAAAACAATGTCCTCAATACCAGTAGAATTTAAATTGTCTAAGGTACCTAAGTCAATAGAGTTAAAAACTTTGCCATCAATTTCTTTTTCCTCAACGACAACATTTTTAAAAATATCTTCCTCTGGAGTTTCTCTGCTAAAGAGAACGCCATCTTCCTCGGTGTCGGACAATAAAAGATTGGCTACCTCATCAGCAGGCATAGCCACGCTTTGCCCATTCTTAGTTACTTTTATCTGTCCATTATCTAAACCACTTTGAACAGCCTCGTTTAATGACTTAATAGCCTTGTTATAATTACGTCTATTCACCCTGCCCATAACGGCACCCGTGGCACCCATAACGCTTGATGAAATGGGTATTTGGATAGCCGATTGAATGGCTGTCTCTTTTAACTTGTCTCCTAGCGGTGACATATCCCCCGTCCCTGCCACTCTGTTTATGGAATCTTCAGAAGCAGTAGTAATAAGTTCACCAGCCATATCAGAGGCACCGGCTTTTAAAAACTGTGGGACAACACTCTTTAAAGCCTCCCCGCCAACTATCCCTCTGGTTGCTTTTAATGCTCCATAAGATGGAATAATTTCAGGTATGGCCTCTGCCAAGGCATACCCAGTACCTTTAAGAGCCGCACCTATTCTACTTCCACCTTCTTCAATATGCTCTGCCGCTGCCTCACCACCAGCCGACAAAGCATTTGGAAGTAAGCTTATACCTAAAGCAACAGGGGCAGACACGGGTGACAGAGCCGCTGGAATGGAAAAGCCAAGACTACTTGTAAGCGATTTACCGACACTATAGGCTCTTTGGTTTTCAGGATTTACATAGCCTTGTGTCTCTTGTTCCCATTGTTTTAAAGCTTCATAAGGTGAACTTATCCCTAGTGGTGTCAAACCACCTGCTAAACCCTTGGCTAATGAAAGGGGGGCATCTTTAGCCCCTTGATAAGCAGAACCCAAAGTAGATTCAGGAACAAAGTTATTAACTATGTTCCTGACGTAGTTTGGGTCTTGTTGATTTATAATATAATAGTCAGGATAAACCTTGTATAAGAGTTTCTCAATCTCTTGTGGATTGGATTGGTAGTAGTCGAGCTTACTTTCTTTTTCCTTATCGTCTAAGCTGGCCCACTCATCATCTAAGCCCGGTAAGCTTAGTAATTTCCTTAGTTTATCTCTAGCTGCCATATTTGAATATCCTTATTTGATTTTTCCTGCATTAAGTGCTCTAAGGTACTGTTCATAAACATTATTACCACTGTTTAAATATGATGGGTCTATGGGAGCACCGACACTTAAACTAATAGGGTTTGTGCCTCGATTTGGCCACATACTTGTATCATAAACATTATTGCCACCGTTAAAATATGATGGGTCTATGGGAGCACCGATACCTAAACTAATAGGTTTGGTGCCTAGAATTGGCCACATACTTGCATCGTATTCAGCTTTAGCAGGAGCACCAGATTTACCCTGTGAACTTCCTGATAAATTATTATCGTTAGAACCGTAGGCAATTCTTTCTATTTCCTCCCCTAACTTCCCGAGTCTCGCTCTCTCTGCCATAACTTTGGCCTTGTATGCCGCTTGTGCCGCTTGTGCCGCTTGTTCCTCTTTAACCTTCGCTGCTTTTATAGCGTCGGGGTGCCTTTCAGGAAAAAGATTTACGGGTTTATTATATACTAGCCCACCTAATGATTCGTTGATATTATCAATATAGCGGGTCATATTTGCATATACTGATTGAGCTTGAGAATGTTTGATATCCAGTTGCTTAGATAGACTATCAGCTAACTTAGCATAATCTATCTTTTCGCCAAGTTTCTTACCTGATAAAGCGGCCAGTCTCAAAAAACTGCCCTGTTCTTCCTCGGGCATTGTAGCAAACCATTCGTTAAATTCACTATCGTTTGACGTATTTTTCAGTTTCGCTATATATGTACTAAGTGAATCTATATCTTTTGCCAAAGAATAATAATAGTCTATCTCGTCTTGAATACGCTTATCTAGGCCTGCATCTCTTTTGTATCCACCTGAACTGCTCGAACTACTTGAACCACGAGGAACTCCCGCAGGGATACCGAGGCTATTCAAATAAAAACCTATAAGTTTCTCATTGATTCTTCGGCCCGGTTCTCCTTCTGCAAAATCATTAGCTCGTTGAAGAGCCTGAAGTTTTTGCTGCTCAAGCGTATTCGCCGCTAGGTTTTGAAGGTTTTGTGCTTCAAACTTTTGTTGTTCTAATGCTTGTGCTTCTTCAAACTGTCTTTTGCTTTCAGCGAATTGAGCGTCTTGTAATTCCCTCTGTCTATTTCTATCAAGTATAGTAAGATATTGATTATAGATATTAGGTAAGTTAGAGACAAAGTCCCTCATAGGATTTCTTACGCCACCAGTTGATGTTTCAGCATATTTAATCGGTGTTATAGCTACCATTTAATTACCTCCTGATGTTAGAAGAATTACCTGCAGGAGTAACAACAGGACTTCTCTTTTTGGTAGCTTGGGAAAGACCATAGATATTAGCTGCAGTATTAAGCAAGTCCCCCAAACCTAGTCTAGTATTCGATTGTGCAATACCTGAATTGTATAAATTCTGACCTTCTTGGGCTAAACTACCACCATAAATCTGCCCTATGTTTTGGTTTACGCCCAGAGATTGTTCTCCCATTCCGCCATATAAACTTGCTTTGTCTCTTGCTGCTTGAGAATAAATATCAGAGAGTCCGGCTCCCTGTTGCAAACCACCTTGGTAAAGTAGGCCGCCAAGCTCCCTATCAGACTGACCTAAGTATTGTCCGTAAGGCAATGCCATTTGTGCTGTCTGCATAAGGTTGGCTATCTGCCTTTCTGATTCTTGGGCACCTAACTGACCTATACCTTGTGACCTTATATAAGCGGCTTGAGCGGAGTCAGGAGATAAACCCGATGCCGCCAACTGTGCTGCTAACTCGTTATCCATAGCTTGTTTCTGCCATTGATACATAGGTGAAGCCTGAACATTATAAGTCCCTCCACCAATGCCCATAGCATTTAATAAGTCTCCTGAAGTACCAAGCAGCTGTTGTATTGAATCTGTGTAGGGTTGTGATGCTTGTTGCGATTGGTTATATCTATCTATAAGTTGTTGAGTGGCTCCTCCGTAACCCTGCGTTAAAGCATTTGCGGCATTGGCTTGACCTGCGTCTATGGCACCCATAGCCTCTTGACCATACCTAAGATAGTCTTGTAAACCTAACCAGTTAGCATTAGCCGCTTGTGTGGCTGCGGCGGCATTAGCCGCATTGGCCGCTTGTGTTCCTCTTTGAATATCTTTTTGTGCATTTTTTCCACGTAGTTCATCAATAACATTTTGTCCAAATGACCAAGCCATTAAGCGCCTCCTTCGAGTATCGAAACTCTGTTGTTGAGTATAACAAGAGCATCATATACTCTTTGCATATATTGAAGCATTTCTTTTTCACCCATATTTGCACTAGGCGGTTGAATATCCATTATGATTGTACCTCCAAGTCTATACCTGTAATAGAAAGTATGTGTGTATTGACAGCTTTAAAAATCCATTGCCTAGTGTGATATGAGCCTAGCCCACGGATAACTTTCACAATGGCCGCCGAATTATTATACCCTAAGTCTATCTCTCGTGTATGCGAAATATTTTTCCCATCTGACTTCCAGTATATCATTAAAACATTATTAGAGTCAACGAACACAGGGCGTATCTCAAACCTATTAACCTTCAATATACCTTGGAATATAACATAAAAATCACCATCATAACCCAAAGTGTCGGGGTCTCTCATAGCCCCGCCATATCCTATTGCTGTGGGTACTACTGTATATAACAAACCTTTTCTGTTATATACATTATCCACCCAATATATAAACTCTGGCAGAATGGTTCTAAGTGTTATAGGGCGAACAGCATAAGTATCTATCTCATAAACCATTGTTCTGGCCTTGCTATGAGTGAACGTTGGATAGGGCTGTGTTATATCATAGTCCTTGAGTAGCTCTATAATAGGTAAGTAAACAAACAGTTTACTCTGTTGTCCCATAACAAGTTGTGGATTCCAAATAACAGTTGTGTTATGCCCTACTACTTCAGGAATAGTTATTGTCTCCACAACAAAATCTATATTGGTGGGTTCAGGGAGCAGGCCATTAAAGTAAATAATATTTAACTCTATGTCCCCTCCCGATACTACCTTGTCTAATAGATAAACTCTATTAGTTTGTGGGTTGTGGGCTAAGCGAATTGTCCTGCCTATTTCTAATCCATATTGAAAACCTACCCTTAATTCAGTAGGGGTAAGAGTCTCCATATAATCTTTTACGGCTATAGGAAAGTTTTCTCTATATTGATGGTGGTATATTATAGCCTTGGCCCCTACGGCTGGTAGAACTGCCCAGTATATACTCCACAAATGATGTTCGGTTTGAGGAACGTGTATTTCGTGAGGGTGCTTTATTACTATAATATCAGGTGAGACTGTATTATAATAAGTTACGTTTCCTTGAGCATACTTATCAGCATCAATAACATTCTTACTAGCTTGTGCGTGTCCCTTATAGATACCATTAAGCGAAGATATATAGACAGCGACAGAACCGCCTTTTGTAATGATTACAATCGTGTTATCAAAATAAGCTATACCGAAGTAATTATCTATAACCCCAGACGGCACGTATGAGGTATTAAATTCAACTAATTCATCGTTAACTATTTTGTAAATATGTTTTAACGAACAGATGAACACACCATAGTCTGTTAACGTTATCCCTGTTAATCTGTTAACGTTGACAACAACACCTGCCGTTAAAAAATCCTCGTTAAATTCAGATTTGTTTATACGTTTAATGTCGAATCTGTTTATGGAATCCGAGATATAAACATTTTTACTGCTTATCGAGTAAATCTTACCATTATGCTCGACACTTTTAAAAGGTATATCGTCGTGAAATTTTTGGAAAGCAGTCCAAGAATACGTATCATCTTCGATGCTGGGGGTGGTGGAGAAAGTTTCTTGTGAAACGTTCTCTAATAGCATAGGTACGAATGTTCTTTGAACACCGGTTGTTTCCTCTGAACCTTGCACCCTAAGTTTTAAAGCTCTAGCAAACTTACGATTGAAAGTTCCTTCATCGTTATATGCTGTTACTGCTTTAATTTCAACGGGTAATCCATTGTCGGCACCGTAATTTATATCTGAATACATAATGATATTAGTAGCAGAGGCTAAAATCTCTATTCCTTCTAGGTTGGCCACAGATGTTATTTTAAGACTTCCCTTTGTCAGAACGGAGTTCCATTTATACCAAGCTCCTGTCAGGGTATCTAAGACAAATGTGGTCTCTAAGGCAGGAATTTCGAGTAAATACATTCTATCAGACATAGTAGAAGCGTAAGAATCAATAAGTCCTTGCCTGTTTAATTTCGATAACTCTGCATTTATAGGCATTGAAACATCTTGAATCTGCCTTTCAGATACTCTGACAACCTTCTTATCAGGTGTTAACCAGTATATTGAGTTGTTTAACTTTTTAACTGTTCTATTATTTACAGCTCCTTTTTCACTAGAGGCACCTGCAAGAATAGGAAAGCGGTTATTCAAGTCAGCAGAGGCATAATGAACTTCGGAAGAACGTTCATAAAAAATTGTAAGTTCGTCCCAACCGGCTGCCAAAGCAACTGCATTATCCCCGCCAGTAAATGTAACTGGAATGGGGTTGAATGGCATAGGTTCATCTATTGTGGAGTCCACAGGGTTACGAATAGCAAAGAAAATGTTTCGTGTGCCTTTTTCAATGGCTAGAATGTAGCCTTTGAAAAAACACATATCTTGAATTTCAGATGGCGGAGAAGATACTGTTCCTGGTTTCGCATAACTAAACGTCCTAAGATTAACAGCGTTGGGAGAATTTTTACCGAGCCAAAGAATTTTATAGCCGTCGGTCATATAAACACCGTTAGGGTCAGAGGCAAAGATTATGTTAGCGTTATAATTAAAACGGTCTGCCCCATTTACTGGGGTTATATCATCCCAATAGAATAAGGGTTGGTTATAGGGATTAACAAGACTTGTACGGAATATCCTGCCTTTGACACAGCATATCAGGCGTGATTCAGAATCCCAAGAATGAATATAGGGAACATAGTCTCCTGAAACAGGGCTATAACTTTCTGTGTTGAGAGCGTCTCCTATTGGTAAAAAGCCGGGCCTCTTTCTAAGAGAAGGTGTACCGCCCCTGACATCAACAAATAGGTTTATAAGCTCAACCGCACCTGCTTGAGACTGTGCTGCATTAAGCCCGTAAGAAATATGTTCAAGTAAATTTATAGCTGTCATGTCAATGTAACCAACGTTTTCTTAGATACTATTGCGTATGCACCAAATATGTTCGTGCCATTAGTACAGGTTATTGTTAGCACACCATTAGCGCTAATAGTATTTAAAACATAATCTACACCGCTATGCCTGCAGGTAGCACTACGAACTGGCGGTATAATAAATTCGCTCATGTCTATAGGCGATACCCCTACAGATACAACTACAAACAATGTATATAAACCTATTAGGTTTATTTCTGCTGTAGCTGAACCAGTGGAAAAATCAGTGAATGAACCTTTACGAAATAACTTATAATCCTCCAAAGTCTGGAGGTTTACGGCATCTGTCAAGGATACGGGATTAGGGATATTAGTTATCGTGTGGCCATCTGCGTCTATATCATCTTTGACAGGGTTCTCTATATGGTTTATTGGAAGTGTAATGTCTCCATAGGTTAAACCTAAAAGCTCTTTAACAAACCCTCCGTGTTCGTCAACAATACGAATATCTATACCATTAACATCAGAGAAAGCTGTGGCAGAACCAGCCTCATCTAATATAATAGGGTAAGGTAATAAGTCTGTCTTTAAGGCATCTCTATAAACAGGTGAAGGAGTATTTGTTCCTGCTGCTGTTATGTAGACTTTGCCATTACTCAAAGCTCTGCCGTTTTTGGGGTTTATAATTCCACCTAGAAGAAAGTCTATTTGCCTAGCCATCTTATTGCCTCCTTAATATATAGGCTCAACAAAAGAACTTGACTCAAACTCTTTCTGTTGCCTACTGGCTAATGCTAACTTAGCCTGTGCAAGTGCCCTTAATCTGTCCACCTTTTCAAAATTTGAATACTCCTCTGCAATCCAAGCGGCAGTTTCCAAAATAAGATAAGACAAGAAGATACCCGGAACATCTGGTATATCGCCACTGTGTTCAACACTGGGAAGTGACTTTATTACTAATAATGTTACATTATAATTGTCGTCAGGTAAATAGTAAAATCTAACTATCTTATTAGCCTTATCATATTTTAACCTGACAGGTGTGCCTTCTTCCCATTTAGATTGAATGTCAGCCTCAGAAAATCTATTTATAATTTTTACAGGGTAATCAACATTGTCTTTTCTAACTGTTGCACCCTCTATAGATAAGACATCAGAAGGAACCTCGGCCTCCCCGCCATTGAGATAATCCTTATTGGCATACCAGTTATCAAAAGTTGTGGCATCGATACCTTTATTGTCTGAATACCAATATTCATCAGCGAACTTACCAGTTAAAGGTTTACTATCATCATTAGAACGATGTGTTTTAATGCAGTAGAAAGCCTCATATCTGGAGGTATCTGGGTTATAGACTTTTACCCTGTCAGAAGGTTTGATATGTATTGTTATTCTGTCCTCACTCCAAAGTCTAAAGTTAAAAACTTCCATATCTTTTAAGATTATGTTTAATGAATCAGCAGCCGAGGCCAGTAAGTCTGAATTGGGCATTTCGCCTTCATCAGTTACACCTGCCAGTCTGCAAGCTTTCTGTAATATTTGGTTTCTTGTAAAATTAAATTCCATATTTGTTCCTTATAGTTAAAAGCCACAACAATTACTTGCTGTGGCTTATGGCAAAGAAAGGAGAAGAAGGAAAGGAAATCAAGACATAAATGTTTTTGCAACAACGTGATACTTACATACCACGCTTACAACAGCAGCTACGGCATCTTCAACATCTAATTCCAAGCAGAGAGAATCATCGGCAGGAATGAATACAGGTGTAGCGGTCATATATGCACCTTCAGCGGTGCCAGCGTCGTTGTCGGCTTTAATATCTGTAAGAGCTTCAAGAGCTAAGAAAGCATCGGTATCAGATTCTATACCTGCGGATACTTCTACATCGGCTTCGGTTGTATGGACAATCAATGAAACCTGCTCAACGATAGCTCCCTTGGGGAGTCGGAGAACTTTTATAATATCTCCGTCCTCAGCCGGAGTTTTTGAGAAGTCTACTGTGGCTTGGGCAATTATGCTCTTGCCCTCGATAGTCATAAAGGGAACACTAGGTCTTAAATCGATAGTTGACATTGTTTATTTACTCCTTATTCAGCGTTGGCAACGTTGGTTATAGCAACGTAAACACCCGCAGAACCGTAATCGCTGGGGTTAGCATCAGATGAAGAATACTTAAACTGTGTTTTCTTGGTAGCAGCAATAAACTTTCTACCGATACCAGTAGATTCTTCATAACCAAATACTTTATTTACGGTTGTGGGACGTTTACCCCAAGCCCAAATGGAAGAACCAGCACCTAAGAATACGCCTGTGCAGTAATAAACATCTTTACCGTTAGTTACAGTTTTCTTAATCTGTATGTTTTCGTGTTCGTGGATAATAACATTATCAATAATAGCAAGTGCACCAGTGAAGATAGGATTATCTGAACCACGTTTTTCAGCTTCTCTAAGATAACCTTGGTATTCAGAGTTATTTTTGAGGTCATAGCAAGCATAGGGATGGAGTAAAAGAACAAAGTAAGACTTGCCACCTATCTTGACGGGTTGGAAAGGATAAGTGGTTCTTGCGTTGGAGCCATTGGCAAAGCCAGCTCTAGCAAGAGCCGCACATCTTCTTATAAGTGCAGGTGAAAGTTTATGAGCGGCTGTTAAGGTTGAAAGGTCGGCTTGGCCACCACCATAGATAATTCTGCTGGGTGAGGCCTGAATAGCCTCAAACCACAAGTTATCTATAACTTCGGCAGTTCTAACGTCAAGAGCCCTAGCGTGTTCTTCGGATACTGAAAAGAAAGCTCTTTGAACGGTAAGACCTTCTTCATACCTGAAACCTGTTTTGTATTCTTCAAGATTGACTGAATCTGTGAAGTGTTCAACAGTGCCTTCTTTACCTTCAAGTGAAAGACCAGAAGAACCTAAAATAACGGGTGAGTCTGCACGGGGGAATATTGTAAAGGTGATTTTATCACCTTTCTCTTTTGTGAGTTTTGTTTGTTCAAAGATAAGTGAATCAGAAGTGCCACCCATAAACTTGCTGACATATGATTCTTTTCGTACTTCTCGGAAAGCTTTTTCTTCCCACGCTTTCTTGGTTACGGGGTCGTTGGTTGTAATAGCTGTACTAGCCATAGATTAAATCCTTTCGTTTTTTAAACTTTCAGAAATAAGGTTGTCCAACTCTTTATCAGAAAGTTTTGAATAATCTGAAAAACCCAGCTCCGGTCTTGAAGCGGGGGTAGAAACTGTGCCTGCAACATTAGAACCATTGCTGGCAGCCTTAGATATTTTATTCAACATTTGTTCAGGAGCCTGCTTGAGCCTGTTGATTTCAGCTTTGAGTCTTTCAATCTCTTTTACTTCTTTGACTCTTTTATTCAACTGGTAAACTGTTAAGGGGTTCTGTACAAAGATTTGTCCCAAAAATTCGTTGGCCTGTTGATGTGTAAAGCCGTCCTGTTCGGTTAAAATTTTATGTATATATGGTGCGTTAGCTTCTAAGTCGGGCGAGAATTGTTTGGCAAAGTGAATGTTACGCTCCACTATGGAAAGATTCACTTGTTCTTGCTCAAGTTCTTGTGCCCTTTGGGATACCCTGTCATACTCTTTCTGTTCTTCTAATGCCTTCGGGGTGTCAGCATCAAAATCCTCTTGAGTAGGTTTTTTTAATTCTTTAAGTTTGCGTCTTAACTCTCCGAGTTCGTTAGACTGGCGACCATAAACCTGTTGTAAGTTAGCAAGTTGTTTCTCTAACTTTGCTTTGGATTCCTCAAGAGCCTTTATGTGGTCACTATCGGTTTGCTCTGGTTGCTCCGTAGGTTCCTCATTGGCTGGCTGTTTGGGTTGTTCCGTCTGTTCAGGTTCTTTGGCTTCTTTGGTTTGTTCATTGTCCGCTGATACCGTTTCGGGTGCGGGTGAATTTTCCTTGTCGGAAAGTCTGTTCTCTAATTCTTCGTCAGAAAGAGTGCTCAATAATTCGTCTGTGATGGATTCTGTTGTGTTCGAATTTGTCATCTTAGCTCCTCATTGGTCGGATTGACAGGTATTCTACCTGCTTTTTGAAGCTCAGCGGTGTACTTCATCTGTTCCATTTGTCGCCTCATTGATTCTTGCTCTTTAACTATCTTGTTCCATTTGCCCTTGTTAGGTAGGCTAGAAAGTTCAATAAGCATTTCAAGAGGAACCGGTAAACCGTTAGTAGCCGCTTCACTCCACATAGTAAACTGTGCTTCTTTATTTGTAGCAGAAAAAATCTGCTCCCCTATTTGAATATCGTACTTTAATAAGTCCGTAGTGTCAAGCATATTTTGAATATCTTGGTATATCATTTCATCTTCTTCGGGTGACCTGAAAGGACTTATTTCATTACCACCTATGGTTAAAGGCTCTGAACGTTGTGTGTCCGAAGCCTCTGAAAGGACTATGCGAGCTATTCTGGCGGGAGAATAAAATTCTTGCATAAGCCTGAATACATTTCTATACATAGTTTGTTTGGAAAGTATGAAGTTGTCAAATACACGTTCATTACCTACAAGTCCTGAACGCTGTAATCTCAAAATTGCAGAACCCGATTCATAACCTGTTTGTTGTTGTCCTGAAAGTGACGAAGTAATATTCGATACACCTTCCATAATGGAAAGATTTAATTGGTGGAGGTTGAACAATTCAGGGGGGTAGGTCATAGAATCAGCTTGTTTAGGCGGTCTGTCAACGGATTGTACCTTCTGCACCCAGCCTGAAGAACCCGAGTTCTCAATAAACTTATTTTCATCGCTTGGTGAGTTGAATGTTTCTGGGTCTATGAACCAGCCACGGCCAAGCATACGGTTTACAATATCAATCCCCTGACTACCTCGTTTATTTATTTCCATTTGAGCGTGTTTCATAGCTTCAACTTTTCCGAACCAAGTACCATCATCGAATTTATAGGCATAAGATGGTATAAGTGAAAATCCGTTGTACGGCCTAAAGGGGTACTCATTTGAAATGAGTTTGTCGCCGATAGTCGTTACAACTCGGATAATTTCTCTGGTAGTTTTAATGCCAACTAATTTTATATGTGAAGGTAGTTCTTTAAGTTTGTTAAAAACTTCTCTTGTGGTCTTAATCATAACCGTTTCATCGGGGGATACGATATTATAATCTATTTTAAATTCTTTTATTTCGTGCTCTATAAGTCTAATTCTTTTGTGCTGTTGGTCTACAATCTCGGGGTGAGTTTTAAAATCAACTGTCGAACCTTTACTTCCCGGGTCTTGAACTAAATTGGTCGTATTTATTTCTTCTCTGCTATCAGCTATCAAGCCATCTATCTCATCTTTGAGTTCGGGGTATCTGCTCTTAGCCTCGGCAACTGAAATCCATTTGGCTTTGTGTGCGTGTGTAGCATCGGAAGCATCAAGTTTACTGTGTACACCAAAGTATCCGTCTGCCCAAGGAAAACGTTCTATAATTATATCGCCTCGTGGGTCTTTGTCTTGGGAAATGTAAACGTGGAAAAGTCCTCTGCCTGCTATAACTTCGTCCTCAAAGACTCTTATTTCTTCAGAGGCAAGAACATTGTTTTTGGATATTCGGACTAATGCGGCTGTAGCTATATCAGCCACTCCTCCATCGGAACCCTCAACTGGGAAAGCTCTGGGGTCTGTTCTATTTTGCCTTGCTAATCCTGACAGAACATCAATCTTGGATTGGATGTAGTTATAAACTTGGGTGGCTCTTTTCTTAGAGTTGAGTTCAGACTTGAGGCCTTTGTCCCACTGGTTGCCTTTAAAAAATTCATAAGCTTCCTTGCCGCTCTTTCTGGACTTTTCCTCATACTCACAAGCAGTTTTAAAAAGGGTGAGAGCATCGCGGACAACTTCCTCATCATCGCCTGTGGGCGGTTTAACATCGTCTGACTGAACAGGAAGAGGTATAACCTGATGAGTATGGTCTAAGTCAGTGGAGAGAACTATTACGGTTTCGGTAGGGAATACTTCGTGTGTGTGATTTTGACACGTAGAGCAAACAGCATCGCCTGTATCAGCATCAATGTATATGATATGGGTGTGTGGTTTGCTACCTGATTTAGTTGTAAAATGAAGTTCTGCCATAATCCTTAAACTCCTAGCCAAGCATTTTCTTTATATTGTACATTAAACCTAGACATATTTTCAAGGTCATCATATGGGTCTTTTCTGGCTCTACATTTTTTAGTATCACAATCAAATGCAAGCTCATTGGCATACATAGTAACCATAAAAGCATCGGCTAGGTTGGGACTCTTAGCTCCTCTAGACTTCATTTTTATTTTAGATTCAATCTTAATCTTGCCACTTGTATCATCGGTATCACGCCTCATAACAAGCAACTCATTGTAGAATTGTCTGTATAATCTTATCTTGGAGGGTATTGAAATGGTGTTGTTTTCAAAGCCCATACGAACACGCCACCAAAGTTCATCTCTTAGTCTCTTGTAACGTTGGGAACGTGCTTTGGTAGAAACGTCTACGGCTCTTACTCGTCCGGGTAATCTTCGTTTTATCACATCATAAACCCCTGCACCATTGCCAATGGAGTCTATATAAACCATATCACATTCCCATTCAGAGAAAATCTGAACAATCTCGTCGGAAAGTTCGTTGGTGTCCAACTTTCTAAATTCTATTAAATCTAAAATCTTGCCTCCATCCCTGATTACTATGCCTGCTGGGTCTCCACCTTGGCGGGAAGGGTCAACACCCATTATCCTTGGGGTCTTATCATCGGGCGTAATATCTCTATCAACGGCAGCATCGAGCCATTGCTGGGGGATAAGGGTACCTTCGGTCTGTTCGGGAGGAATACCTAAAACGTTTACGTTATATTCGGGGGAACCTTCGGGGTAAGAACGTTTCATTCGCTCTATTTGGTCAGATGTAACGTTCTCTGAATCCAGCGCCGACCATTGTAGCTTTATGAAATAATCACCTTCCCTGTCATACTGGGTTCTATAAGCATATCCATAGTTCTTGGTTGGGTTGAATATGAGTAACATAAAGTTTACAGGGGAAGTAAGGGTTGTGTCCAAGGATTTTAAAATCGCATCGGGAACGCCGTCCGCTTCATCGACCGCAAGCATCATATAATCGGCGTGGAGTCCGTCCATTGTTTTGGATTGTACTTCATCTTTGGTGCCTTTGGGAGCTGTTCTAAGTTTGGCAAACCAACTTTTACCTTCTTCGCCCGGTGATTCGTCCATCGAAATCCAAATTTTGTCAGAGCCTATTTGGACAATATCTTTTAAAACAAAGCAGGGGTTTCCGTCTTTATCTATTCGGTTGACCCACTTTGCTATTTCAGCTATCAAAACTATTTTCATTTGCTCATAGCTAACGCCTGTCATAGGTATTTTGGAATTTCTGAAACAGCACAAAAACCATAAAATGCACCAAGAAAGAACAGCGTCTTTACCCGTCCCTTTGGCCGACATTACAGATATGCCAACCTTCTTGGACAATGCTTCCTCTTCGGCTGTGAGTTCGTGAGGTGTGTTCCATTTCTTTATCTTGACACGGGTTAGTTCACCCAACCTATTTAGCAAATCGCTCTGCTGACTGGTGGGTGTAACACCTAAAGCCTCAATAGCAAACCTGCGTGGTGAGGTTTGCCAATCAAGAATAAGCTTTACTAAATCATTTTGTTGGAGTTCTTCTGGTGGTCGCAATTCCGATAGCCTTTACTATAGATAAAGTTTGTTTATTTTCAGTGGATTTACCTTGTAGGAGCCTGATGGCTTTTATTATTTCATTGGTGTTCCTTAAACGGTCGGCAGGTTTCATAGAAAGTATCTGATGAGAAGGAATGTTTATAAGGTCATTTAAGACCCCTCTGAGGCGTTCGATTAGTCTTTGGTCATATTCTTCAATGTCGAACGTTAAGTCCTCAAGAAGAGCCGTTTCCTCTTCCGTGCGTGGCTTTTCTGTAATCTGTAGAGCTTTGGCTTTTGTAATAACTTCTTTTTGGGCGGTGGGATAGTTATTTATTTTACTTGGTTGGTTTAAATCTAGAATATCCCTAGCCTTCTTTTGCAAGGTGATACAGCCGGCAGGGATATAATCCGTATCCAGCTCTTTGAATTTGATGTCACGAAATTTCTTTGGGGGAAGTTTCATAAAAGCCGTGTATGACTCATTTATAGTTTCAAGCATATAGAGTGTTCTCTTTGCCGCAAAGTCTGAATTGAAGTAATCCTCTCGGCTTTCTTTGAGTTGGGGGAATTTATCCTCGACTTGTTTAAGCTGGCTCAAAAAGGCGTGGGCAGTACCTACGCGGTAAAATCTCATAACGATGTCACGGGGGATATTGTTAAAATAAAAGTCACGAAATAGGTTAAGGTTGTCCGCAAAGGTGCGAACAAGCCTATTATTAACTATATTGTAAGCTCTTAATTTCCCCATACCCTTAATATAAAGGTAAAGTTCTACTAAGTCAACCGGCTTGTAAGAATATTATATAAGATTGTAAAATTATATAAAGTGCAAAAAAGTGATTTTTAGCTATCTCCAGAGATTGGCTCTAGGAGCCAATTAGCGAGAAATGAAAATTATATAAAAATCACTAAAAAACACGTATTTTTAGGTGTCTTATTTTTATATAAAAAATGTGAGAAATCTTTACACGAACCTTTGGAGAATGGCTTAAACAGCTACTTTATATAATTTTGCATATAAAATTACTATAAAAATTTTGTCACTAATTTGTCACTACGCAAATTGGCTCCCAGAGCCGATTATTTAATGTTGTAAATGACAATGACATTTTGATTTGTCACTAACTCAAAATGGCTAGGGGTGGGGAAAAGAAAAGAAAAAGTGACAAAGTGACAAAAAAATTTTATCTTATACGCGCGAGAAAAAGATAAAATTATAGTATTTTATTATATATATAGAATATAAAATTTTTTTGTCATTTTGTCATTTTTCCTATCTCCACAAGCCTGTAGAGAGCTTTTCCGAGAGTGACAACTTTTTTTAGCTTGTCACTAACTAAATTTTTCCGTACCCCTGCAAACACTTTATACAGGCTCATTCAAGTGGAAAAAACCTTAGTGACAAATTAGTGACAAATTAGTGACAACTTGTCATTATTTTGTCACTAATTTGTCACTAATTTGTCATTTTTCCCTACAATCCTTTGTTAGTCAGGGTCTAGAAGATTGGAATCCCCCAAATGCAGTGGTAGCCCACGTCTACACCTATGTGTAATTTTCACACATAATTTGTAGGGTATCTAATTTATATAACGGGCATCGGATTTCCCCCACCCCGGCTCCCTCCCTGCTGAACCTGCTGAACCTGCTGAACCTGCTGAACCTGCTGAACCTTCGACCTTCGACCTTCGACCTTCGACCTTCGACCTTCGACCTTCGACCTTCGACCTTCGACCTTCGACCTTCGACCTTCGACCTTCGACCTTCGACCTTCGACCTGCTTGCTAGTCAGAGAGTCAGAAGGTCGGAAGGTCGGAGTCAGAAGGTCGGAGCTATGAGACTGGGAGCTAACAAGATGCTAAGACTGGGAGCTATGAAGTTATGAAGTTATGAACTGGGAGCTCCGGACCTTCAGAATCTAATGACTTTGAAACCTTTTAAAAATAACTGTAAAAAATCTTGACATTCTTATTTAAAATCTTATACTTATAATATGAACGAAAGAAAAAATTAAGGAGTTTATTAAGATGACAAAGTTAAATTTAAGTAGCATTGATGGTGCATTTGTATCATATGATTTGGCGACAATCAAAAACATAAAACACGGCAAAGCAAAAGACTTTTATACAAAAGCAGATTGTGAAAACAATAATATTAGAGTTACTGACTCAATTATAACAATTAACTTTAATAATGGGTCAACATCAAGCTTTGGTAATAATTGGGTTGTAACATTTGCTTAATAAACTAAGGAGATTTGACATGACAAAACAAGAGATTATAAAGAAACTAGAAAAGGCAATCGAAAATTGCAAACAGCTTAAATTTGCTCTGTCTGATTCTGACAATCCACAGATAAAAGAGACGTGCACCAAAGCAAAAGCAAAACAAGAAGCCTTTGAAGCTGTTTTGCTCGCAATGCGCGGCGACAGCATCTATCTGAACCTTGAAGCTGAATAATTACTAAACTGGGAAAGTTTAAAAGACTTGCCCAACAAATAATTAAAGGAGATTGAAATAATGGAATTAAAAGAAATTTTTGAAGTATTAAAGAAACAAGGTATTGAAGTGGTAAAAGACACTAAGCCGAGCACATTCACACGCTTTAAATTAGTAGGTCCGGGCTTTGATTCTAATAAGTCTTGGGTTTGGTGGAATATAAAAGAGGCTTTTAATGCTGGCCGATTAGAACCACAGAAAGAACAAGACGATATAAAAAAATTCGATGACCGAATAAAACCCGGTACTAAAGTTCTGTTGAAGGGATATGGTCGCCGTGCTTGGTATTCCGTTGAGTCAATTCATCCATCTAGAAAGTGGATTGAAGTAAAAGGTTTTCTAGGCAATTTCAAGCATAGAGATATTTTGAAATTTTCAAATAGTAGATAATTTAAAAGACCGGGCAAGTCTATAAACTGCCTTAATAAAACTAAAGGAGATTGATAGAATGGAACAATTCAGAGAAGTAAAGAAAGTGTTAAAAACAAGAGGGATTGAGATTAGAAAGATTAAAGCGACCCTGAACGGGGCGCAAGCCTACAGAATTCTAGGCTCGGCAGAACACAACCCGGCGGCTATCTATACCGCTTTTGACATAAGATGGGATTATCAACGCGGTAGATTTGCATAAGCAGCCGACAGGGCCAAAAGCGCAAAAGTTAAAGCTTTTGCGCTTTTAATTTTTCTGGGGCTTAATGCAAGCTTTTAAACTTTTAAAATAATTGTGTAAAAAAGTTTTACATTCTTATTTAAAAGTGTTATACTAATAATGTGAGTGAACACAAAAATTTAAGGAGATTTAAGAAAATGAATGTATCAAAGTTAATCGGTATTTTATCCAATGTTAACGCAAAAGAGGCGGCTATTATCGCGAGCAGAGGCAAGATGATAATCTATTCAAGAGCAGAAGGCTTTGAAACCTATGCAGAAGTTGACTCTGATATAGAATTGCCAAAAATAACCGTTGACGTTAGTCAACTTCTGGAGGCTTTTAAAAGAGTTGAAGGGGCTGATTCAGTATTAACTTATGAGGATTCAAAGTTAACTTTAAAAACCGATAATATACAGTTTGCTATGAGTGTCAGAGAAGGCGGGCCGGTAGCGATGCCGAATATTCCGGGCGATGATTGCTTTGAAACAATAGACTTTGAAGGCTTAAAGACTGCCCTCACAAAAACCATCGGGGCAACATCAAAAGATAGGGCAAGACCACAACTTGCCGCTGTCAACGTCGATGGCTATAAAGTTATAGCTACGGATTCTTACGTTATGTCTGTTTATACTATGGAAAGAGTTCCGAGTGCTCTCAGAGAGGCTAAGTTTACTTTAAGCAGCGATTTTGTAAAACATATTTTAAAAGTAGGTAAAAAAGAGCGCGTAGCAAGTATATACTTAACAGATAATCTATTTTACTTGAGACTGGGAGACACAAAATTTATCTGTCGGAGGGGCGAACCCTTCAGAATGGATTATGAACGTATTCTAAGAGATTCTTTACTAGCAGACCATAACGCGCTTATGGTTACGGGCGATTTAAAGAAGGCTTTAAAGGCTTTAAAGCCGACTTTAAAGCAAGAAGGTAATTGGTTAAACATATCTTTAAAAGAAAATAAAACTGTATTAAAGGCGGGCGATTTTTCTATTGAGATTACGTCCGTCTATAACTCGGAGCCTTGTCAGGTGACTTTAAACTCTAAGTATGTTGAAACCTTCCTCAAAACGGCAGGCGCTACGATAAATATAGCTATAAAAAATGAAAATGCTCCGGTAGTTATGACAACCAATAATGATGAAAATCATACATTTGTTTTAATGCCGATAAGGACACGATAAGACCATTAGACCCGGGCAAGTCTTGAGACTTGCCCAACAACATATTAAAGGAGAGTTAAGGAAATGACTAACGAAATGGCACAAATAGCATTAAATCAGTTAACAAACTCAAACAACGGCGGCAATCGCCTTGTTGCAATGATAGGGGCCAGTAATTTTTTGCGGGATGAAAGAAACTACACAATAGGTTTCAAGTTCACTGCCAAGGCAAAGAACAAAGCCAACTATTGTCGGATTAAACTTAACGCATCAGACCTTTATGATGTTGAATTTATTAGCATTAGGGGCGTGTATTTTAAAACAATTAGCACTCATAACGACCTATACGCTGATATGTTGAAAAGCGTATTTGAGACTGAAACAGGCTTGTATTTAAGCTTATAATTGCATCTTGCTATCTGGGGCAAGTTTTAAAGACTTGCCCAACAACATATTAAAGGGGAATGAAAATGGAAAAACTAAGATTTGATAAACTAAATATCGAGATTGAAATAAAGACCGATGATTTAAGTCTCTTTGAAATAGAGGAGCTTAGAGACAGCGTCCGAGTCTTTTACGAAAATAAAAAAATCGTTACAATATTCCGAGACTCAAGAGTTAAACTCTATAACTTCGCTCACGTGATATGCTACGCGGGGGGCGTGGTAGCATTCAATGATGTTTTTGTAGAGGCTTGGGGAGCGTCGCGTGTATGGGCCAGAGGGAAGTCACGGGTAGAAGCTTACGACAGGTCATTAGTTATGGCTTATGACAAAAGCTATGTTGTAGGCTTTAACAGAAGCACTATTAGAGCCTATAATACTAGCAGCGTTATGGGCTGCGATGAGTGCATAATCAGGGCGTATAATGCGGCTACCGTTACGGGCTTTGATAGTTCTTTCATCATAGCACGCGACAATGTTAACTGTCTCTTATTTCAAGGGGCCGAAGTCCGGGCCAGTGGTCACGCTAAAATTAGGGCTCTTGATAGTTCAAGAGTTACCGCTCGGGGATATGCGCAAGTTGACTTAGAAGGCAAGTCTATCGGGTATAAAAAGCCTTTTAGCCGGGCGAAGATAAATAAACTTGATAACCGGGCGGCGATATTTAATAACTAATTCAAGATTAAAAGCTTGATACTTAGCAGGGTATCAAGCTTTAAAATAAAATTAAAGGAGAATATTTTATGTTGAAGTTCGACAAAAGAGTAAAGATTGGGACCTTGGTTCTTGTTAAGAACTGGGGGTGGAAAGTCGTGGAGGAAATCCACGAAACCCGCAAATGGGTCCGAATCGTTGGATTGGTTGGGAGCTTTCAACGCAGTGATGTGTTGAAGTTCACTAATAAGAGAACCCCAAAAATCGGGTACACTATTAAACGGGTTATAGACAAGGAGAATAAAGATGAATAAATATGAAGGTTACACGAATAGGGAGCTTATAGTAATGAACGGGGGGCGGGATTTTCAAGACTCGGAATTAGAAGAGGAAATTTGCAGACGCGCCGGGCTGTTTAAAGAATGGATGGAGGCGGACTGCGAGGGCCTTGAGAGCGTGGTCAACCGCGCAATTAAAATCTTATTAAAGATGGAGGGAATAACGTGTCCAACAGAGGAAATCTTAGATTATTTACTTAATCCTGACAAACACGCAAAAGCACCCAAAAAACTTCTGCAACACGCTTTAATCTGTAAGTATTGCAGAAGGATTTTATATAATCCGAAGATACAGAAACTTTTTATATACGCAATGACAAGGCAGACGGCTTTTGAATTTTTAAATAATTGTAAAAAAGCTTGACACTTTTATTTAAAAGTGTTAAGCTAACAAAATGAAACTAACCGGGCCACCGGGTCATAAGGTGGTGGAGCTTCTAGGCTACGTCTTGAGGGCGTAGGGAACAGTCAGGGAGACTGGGGAAAGAGGCGATAGTGTCAGGGATACCGAAGAGAGCCCCCTCCGAGGTCAACTCCGGCACAATGTAACGGCTGAAATACCGAGGCTCTTTTAAGAGCCGCTAATCGCACGCTGTGAGGCGTGCCTGATGAGCCCAAAAGGGCGAAATTAGCGAATTAAAAGGAGAACAAAGATGGAATACCAAAAACTTTCAAACGAATTTGTCTTTTTTGTTGCTAGGAACATAATAAAACAATTCATCAATTTAACCCCTCACACATTAAATATTATCAAGGCTGATGGCAGCACCATAGATATTCAGCCGAGTGGCAATATCGCTAGGGTTTCTTCAAGCTCTACCATTGTTGCTACCCTCAAAGGCATTAACGTGAGTCAACAGACATTCGGCGACGTTATAGACTTACCCGATGCCCAAGATGGTATTATCTACATAGTGAGCCAAATGGTCAAGGACAGGGTTCCTGACCGTCCTGATGTATTAGTTCCCGGGGCACCTGTCAGAGATTCGGAAGGTAGAATTATCGGGGCCAATGGGCTATCTTTATAATTTAAAGAGGTTAAAGATGGCAAAATTAGAACATTGGCAGCTTGAGCAGAGGCAAGGACAGCCTTTGGATATTAAAGAGCAGTTAACAGCTAACCGCATTAAAGCTTATTATGAAAGGCTTAATGGCAAGGTTTATGTAAGCTTTTCAGGTGGTAAGGATTCAACCGTGCTGCTTCATCAAGTCAGGCGTATTTACCCAAATGTTCCTGCGGTTTTCATAGATACGGGGCTTGAATATCCTGAAATACGCGAATTTGTAAAAACCATTGACAATGTAATCTGGCTCAAACCTAAAATGCCGTTTAATCAAGTCATTGAGAAATATGGTTATCCGGTTATCAGTAAGGAAAATGCACAAAAGATTAAAGAAATTAGAACAACAAAGAGCGAGAAACTAAAGCATAAACGCTTATACGGAGATGAAAAGGGCAATGGCAAGCTATCTGAAAAGTGGCAGTTTTTAATCAATGCACCCTTTAAAATCTCTGACCGATGTTGCCACGTGATGAAGAAAGAACCGGTTAAGAGATACGAGAAAGAAACTGGGCGCGGTGCGATTGTTGGCACGATGGCGGCAGATTCAAGACTTCGAGAAACGTCATATTTACAGCACGGTTGCAATTCTTTTGAAGGCAGGCCAATGTCAACCCCTATGGCTTTCTGGCTAGAGTCAGATGTTTGGAATTACATTAAAAAATACAGCCTTCCATATTCAAAAATATATGATATGGGGTATTTAAGAACAGGTCGTATGTTTTGTATGTTTGGTCTGCACTTAAACAAAAGCAGCCGATTTGATAGAATGAAAGTAACTCACCCACAGATTTACAAATATTGTATGGAAAAACTGGGGCTGCGTGAGGTTATACGTTACTGCGACATAGCTTCCCGGCTAAAAATTTAATGTAACATAAAAGGATAAAAATATGAGCGAAACACCAAGAACTGATGAGCACTTGAGAATGAAAGCAGAAAACGGGCACGTTGCGATAGTGGGCCGCGAATTTGCCCGACAACTTGAACGCGAGCTTGCCGACGCTATTGCAAAATTAAGGAAGCTAGAGGAAAAAATGAGAAAAAAGAGAAAAAAGAGAAAAAAGATAGTGACAAAGTGACAAATGGGTTTTTATTTTGTCACTCTCCGTTACGAGCCTACAATGCTAATTTGAAGGGTAAAAATGACAAAATGACAAAATGCGCATATACTACATGTGCGAGGAAAGATAAAATTATAGAATATTATACATATATAATATAAAATTTTTCTGTCATTTTGTCATTTTTACCCCTCAAACAAGCTCCACAAGCTTAGTTTATGTAGTGACAAAGTAGTGACAAAATGACAAATTAGTGACAAAATTTTGTCACTGAATATTATACTTGATTTAATAGGAGGTTTTAAAATGATTTACACAGTCAGCATACCAAAGGAATTACACGCTCAAGCTAAGAGATTCGCCGAGTCTAAGGGACTCACCTTCTCGGGATTGTTACAGCTCTTACTATCTCAAATGCTTAAAAGGCAGGCTGAAAAAGATGCTTCTAAAACTGTTTAAGAATATGCCCAAGGGCTATCTTCCACAGATAGGAGGTGCCCTCAAAAATAAGCAAGCGATATTATGGGCACCCGGTAATAAAAGCTTATCATCAGAAAGTGTATCCCAACGGTTAAGTAAGTCCGTAATTACGGGGTCAACTCAACTAGCCTTTCAAAGCTGGGAGATACCCCAACAAGAACAGACCCCCTTAATATGCTGGGTTGGATTGGATATAGACTATGACGATAACACCGACATAGATTTAATTGCTTTTGGAAAAACCCTTAAACAGGCCAGTATAGTCAGGACATCTTGTTCCGGCAAAGGTATTCACGTTTACTTCGTGTTAAAAGAACCTATATCAACACCCTATAATCAGGCTAATAAAATAGTTAAGGCTATTTCAGAACCATATCGGGAACAGATAGAGGCACAAGGGGTTCACGTCTGCAAGAGCGACAAGAGAATGTTTTGGTTTAATGGAGGGTTAAACGAGACTATTTTGGAAACAAAGTCTTTTATCAATCCTTCAATTATGTTAGACTTGAGGAGTGAAGTAATCGGACAAGGCACTCAAACTTCAAAACCAAGTGAGGATATTTGTTGTTGGTTGAGGAGGTTTAATTGTGTCGAGGCACAGGGCCATTTCCCCTGCTACATAGGCGATATTGTAGACGTTCTTAGGCTTTATGGGGAGAAGGTCAATACAATCTCACCTTGCCGGGGCAATGGGATAAGGAACGGGTATTTAAATGTCTCGGAATATACGCTAGACATTTTCTCTTTTGCTGATGGTCATATTATTTGGTCATTCTCTGATTTAAGGGGGCTCCTATAAATGAAAATTTCTTCAACTTGGCTCGGGGAAGATGGGCTGCCGACCGAGGTAAAACTACCGCCTAAGCCCGTCAAGAAAGCTCGCAAGGGTAAGAAAGCCCGAGTGGTAGAGCCGTCGGACTACGAAATTGCAGAAGATATTCTACAAATGTGGCAAAACACAATAGCATATCAAGCAGGTTCTTTCTTCTCTCTTTCAACGGAGGGATGGCAGGATGTAACGGGAGAGCTTTCTAATCTAGCTAACAAGTTTGCGGGTAGGAACACTTCTAATTCTGTAATGCCTATTATTCAAGGGTTAACAGCTATCCCGAACGTAACCACAGATGCGGTATTCTACTGGGAAAAGGTAGAAAAAGAATGGGTTCCGTTCAAAGCTGGACCTAAACAGGTTGTGTTCTGTAATGGGATATTGGATTTGGACAGGATGGTTTTTGAGGAAGATGCCGATAGAGCTATTTATGGAGCTGTAATCAATTTACCCTATGAAATAGACAGCTTGGATATTACTGACAGCGTCTTTGAAAATATGATTAACCGTGCCTTCCCTATTCTTGAACAAAGGGAATACTTCCAAAGGTTGTGTGGCCTTATCCTTATGCCACACGTTATCTTTCGAGGTCAGATTGTTTTGTGGGGTAGTCCTCACACAGGTAAGTCCACTATTGCTAGGGCTATCGCACTTGCTCCGGGTGGCTTTGCAGGTGCAAGTTTCTTAACAGAGGAAGCTATCTGTTCAAACAAGTATGCCCGAGTGAATCTGGTTAACAAGTTCGCAAACGTATCGGACGATTCACACTTCTCTAACAAGTGGGAAAGTTGGTTCAAGCAATATACCGGTGGCATAGTTGAAATAGAACCTAAGTTCTGCAAGGTCTCAACTGTTCCCGCCACAGCCAAGATAATCAGCACGTGTAATGAATTTCAAACGCTTAAAGATTTAAGCGGGGCCGCAGAAATGCGTTACCGTGTTTTCAGAATGGACAATGCCATACCTGTTACAGGCTCCATTGAACAGACTCAATTCCTTAGTCCTGAATACTGGTGTCAGAAAGACAAGAGAAAAGGCGTAATGGGTTGGCTGCTTAGGGGTTTAAAGAAGGCAATAGATAAGGGAATCGCGGAACCTGAATCGTTAGCACAGATTAAGAAAGACGCTATCACTTCAACATCGCCTGTTAAGACTTGGATTAGTGAGAACACTATAGAAGATGCAAGCAAGGCGGTATTAACAAGTGATATACTTGCCCGGATGGCTTTGGATAATATCCCTTCAACATCGAGTGAAATAAATCGAGTGATTAAATATTTTTATCCCAGAGCTATACCTTATAGAACGTCTAAGAGTCGTGGTTTCAAAGGAGTAGATTTTATTGAATAAAAACTTGACAATTTTGTAAAAAAGCTTTACAATAAACCAAGAAAGGAGGCAAAATGAAAAAGA